GGCGCGTTTGCCGGGTGCAGCACCCACTTCTCGCCAAGGATGTCCTTCGCGTGCTGCAATTTTGCCTCCATTGTTGGAGCCTTCCAGACAACTTCCTCGTTATCCATATGCTACCTCTTTTATCCAATCTCGCGCAATAATGCGATGAAACTTCCCGTCCCGCTTGTAATTTATCACGTTTGGCGCTTCACAAGCATTCAGCTTCTTAACTATTTCATCCAGACTTAGCTGCCCCAGCCCTTTGCAGTCAGCCCCGCAGCGGGCCGCAATTGAGGCTAGCTCGCGCATGGCCTTGTCACCGGCATAGCCCAGGTGCGTGATGGCAAAGTATTCGGTGATGGCTTGCTCGCTCAGGCCGCCGTAGTAGCTCACTTTGAGCATGTGCTTGCCGCTGGCTTGCGAGACATGCACCCGCCACTGCCAGTCCGTGATACGCATTTCGTTGTAGCCGGCCAAACACAAGATGTCGTCGTCGCGCAGTTCCAATTTTTTTATTTTCGGCGGCGGGAACTGATACCCGCACACTGGGCAATAACGCGCCGATATGCCTACTAGCTCGTGACATTCCGGGCAGCCCTTCACGGGCTGCTCACCTTTGCCGGCCTTCTTCACCCCCGGCTGAATCTCAGTAATCGGCCCGTGTTGGGCCACCACCCCGGCAAAGTCCATGACTAGGCAGTGGTCGGTGTGGCTTTTAATCCTCATCCCGCGCCCAGCCATCTGGACGTACAAGCCTTCACTCATGGTGGGCCGCAGCATGGCGATTAGGTCAATGTCGGGGTAGTCGAACCCGGTGGTAAGCACGTTGGCGTTAGTCAGTGCGCGGATCTTGCCGGCCTTAAAATCTTCAAGAATCTGCTCGCGTTCATCCTTGGGCGTAGTGCCCACCACGCAGGCCGCGGCTATCCCCCGGCGTATCAGCACATCCCGGATGTGCGTTGCATGATCAACGCCAGCGCAGAAAAACAGCCAAGCCTTGCGCTCACCAGCGCGGGCGATGACTTCATCCACTACGCCTACGTTCTGGTCTTCCGTGTCCACCGCGGCCTGTAGCTCACTCTCAATGTACTCGCCACCCTTTTGATGCACGCCCTCTACGCTCAACTCGGTGTCGGTTTGCTTACTACGCAACGGCGCTAGGTAGCCGCCCTCGATCAGTTCCTTCAGCTTCACCGGTTCGATTAGCGCATCAAACAAACCGCCGTTCTGGGTGATGTAACCGTGGCCTAGGCGATAGGGCGTGGCCGTTAGGCCGATAACCCGCAGCTTAGGGTTAATCTCCAGCAGCTCGCCCAACAGGGTTCGGTAGCCGCCCTCATCCTTGGTCGATATCAGGTGGCACTCGTCGATAATTGCAATATCGACAAAACCTATTAGGTCAGACTTGGTGCGAAGGCTTTGGATCCCACCAAAGGTAATCGCCTCGCCTAAGTGCTTCATCCCCAGCCCCGCGGAGTAGATGCCCAGTGGCGCATCGGGCCAGTGTAGGCGCAGCTTCTCAGCGTTCTGGGCTATTAACTCCTTCACATGCGTGAGCATCAGCACCTTAGTCTCGGGCCAGTTCTGGATAGCGTCCTTGCACAGAGCCGCAATGATGTGGCTCTTGCCTGACCCCGTAGGTAGGACCAAACACGGGTTGCCGGTTTTGTTTTTCTCGAACCAACTGTAGAGCTGGTCGAGGGTGCGTTGCTGGTAGTCTCTTAAGATCATAGCGACCCCCACTGGGCGGCCATAGCGTCAGCGATGCCTTGATAAGTGACGCTGCGGATCTTCGCCCTGTCTGCGCTGGGCGGCAGACGGTTCTGCCCGCTGTCGGTTTGATTAGCCCAGCGTTCCTTGCCGTTGACTAGGCGAGGCTCAATTAACTCAGTTCGACGCAACTGGGGCAGGTTCTTCAGCCACAAACAAGTTGCCTTGCTTGCGTCGTGACCGAACATCCACGGCTGAATGGTTTGGTCTGGTTTGCGGATCCTGCTAGATATGCAGCCGATAGGGTTTTCCAGCGCAATGTGCGCGATAGGCACGAACAACAGCGCCCGCACTAACTCTAGCGCGTCCTCAGTTTGTTGCGCCCGTTCTGGGCGGCGCTTGTTCCAGTGCAGCCCGCTTGACGCCAGGTAAGTACACGGCGGGTGCGCGATCATCAAGTTCCACCCGTCCCACAACACGTCCAGCACATCACCTTGATAGTGCGGCCCCGGTTTATCGGATGGCAAAAGGTCGCAGGACATTGCGTCATGCCCTGCGGCGATGAAGGCATCCCGGACTGTGCCGGATTGCTCGCAAGCAATTAGTACCTTCATCCCACTATCCGCCCGTCAAACTCTTGACGCAATGCAAGCACCGCCTCATCTGGATGAGCGCAAGCCTGCGGGTTAGCGATTAGCTCTTTTGATCCATAAGTATCCGCGTTCGCTTTGCCGTTATGGACGGCTATCCCGTCAATTAAGTAGCCGGCCTCAGTGTCTGAACCCCACAACATCATCCACGGGACCATGTCGGGATGCAGCACATGGTCGCCGCACCCCGCGGCTTGAAAGTCAGGCGGGATGTTGTCGGCTTTGTGGCGCTCGCAGCGCCAGGTCGAATCGTCCTTGGCCGTGCTGTGCGCGCAGGTGCGGCAGTTGACCTGCTGGGTGGGTTTCTTGGCGTGGCACATCTCAAATGCCGGGCACCACTTGCACTGATACCAGCTAGGATCTGTGCTAATGCCATCAGGCATGCGTTCAGCGGATACAACCCGCTTGCCGCGGTCGAGCAGGTCATTGGCCGCTGCCGCATCAAACCGCACCCGTTCGGTGTAGACCCTGTCATCATCCTTACAAACCGCGTAGTACAGGGCGCGGTCAATCCCCGTGCCCAGCATGTACAACTGGCACTGCGCCCAGTGCATAGACTTGCTCTTAAGCAAACCGTCCTTGACCAAGGCATCGAAGCTCTTTTTGCTGTGCGTCTTGATTTCGAGCACATGTTGCTTGCGCTCGTGCCCCGGCAGGCCGGACATGATGATGCCGTCGAGACTACCGCCGATGTGGTTCCCGAACTCAACCCGGCGCTGATTGTTCTGGCCGCCATAGCTGATGGTGCAGCCCGCGGCGAGCAAGTCATCAATAACAGTCGCCTCCTCATTCTGGCCGCGCCGAAACAGGCGCAGCAACCGTCCGGAGTGTTGCTCGATCACCGCCCACCGGAACGACAGCCACAGCCACCGCTCGCAGTGATGGCCAATGACTGAGCAGCCTAGGTGCTGGCGCGGGCCTTCCTGCTTGGCCTCATGGGCGCGGTCGATTGCCGCGACTATGCCAGCGTTGGGGTCGTCAATGGCGCTCATCGCGGCAACCTCCACGCCGCCTCAAAACCTTCTTTGTAGGCGTCGTTGTAAGTGTCGGCTAGCGCCTTTTCTTGCGCCGCTTGTGCGGCAATATCGACTAGCTTTTGGGCCAGCAGCGCGTCAAGGCGGGCAGACTCCGCCCGGCGGATTTCGTCCTCAAGCGCCCAAAGCACTTTTTGATGGCTGCGGAGTAGGGCTTCTTTAATTTCTTGGTTCATTTTGCTGTCTCAGTTAGGTGCCCGAAGGCACCTTTTGATTGACTGTTACTTGGGCCGTTTGCTTGGGCCAAACTGGCCCAAGCGGGGTAAGCGTTTGGCCCAAGCAGATGTGTTAGGCCCTTATTTCCAAGGCGCGTTCGCGGCTACCGCTGGCTTAGGTGCCGCCGCCGGGGCGCTATGGTTAGAGGCCCGGAAGCCTTTCACCTCGTTACTGACACCCCACTGCGGGTCATCGCGAACGCTCAACTTAATCTCAAGCACCCCACCCACAAGCTGGTCGGTGTCTTGGATTGTGGCCAAGCCGATGCACCGCATGATCTCGCCCAACTGCTGGCGACCGATTTCCTGCGCTTTCTCCGAGGGGTTCTTGGTGTTGAGATTGCCAAACACAACCCGACCACCATGTTCGCCACCAACAACGTCGTAGCGCAACTTAATAAACTGGCCGTTGCCGGCCTTGGTCTGCTTAACCTCGGCGCTGTGTATGGTGACCAAATACCACCCCGCAGGCAGCGGGGCATATTCGGTGCGGGTGGGCTGCGGGGCATCAGCCGCATGGAAAGTTTCGATAAAAGACATGTCTATTCCCTCTCTGAGATTTTAAAGCTAGGCCGATTCGGCTTAGTTGTGATTGCCTGCAAAAACAGGCGAGAAACTTCTGGGTCTAAGGCGTTCCAAGCCTTTAAATTCACGCTGGCCTCCCAGCGGAACACTACGGGTAGCAGGGCTGCCAAACCGTGTTCGGCGCTGATAACGCCGACCATTTCGTGATCAACCTTTCGGGCGATGCGCTGCACGACGCGACAGTCGTACTTGCCCAAGGCGTACTCATTCGTACCCTCCATGCCGGGATTAGCGCCGAATATGGCGTTGAGCTTGTCTTCAGCCGCCCGCCTGGCGTCGATAGCCAGGGTTTCGACCGCCTTCGCGGCTAGCCAATCCTCAGCCAATGCCTCAACTTTCTCCGTGATCATGGCGTCCCCCTAATCTTTTTAATCAGCGCGCCTAAGTCAGGCGGTTCGAGCCGGTCTAGGCGACCTGAACGGTCCTTGGCTAGCCAGAGGGAGTCCGGCTGGCAAAGCAATTCCCTGCGGAGCACACCTTCCGCGTTTTTCTCAATCCGCAGTGCTAACACCTCATCAAAGAAATAAGGCAGTGACTGCGCTAGCTTCTGGCCGGGCATGCCGGGGCTGTAAGTAATGCGCCCCAGTTCGTCCTGGCCCTTGTCCAGTTTTGCAATCAGCAGGACGTGTAGGGGCAACTCACGGAACACCCTAACAACCTCGCTGATCGTAGTGTTCAGCGCCCCGTATGCCGCACGACCGTCCTTGTTTGTGGCCAAGCTAGCGGCCAAAGTCAACTCAGCTATCTCGCTGATGCTGTCCAAAGCAACAGATTCAAAATGTTTGGCCTCCTGAGAGCCTACAAGCCATTTGTAGGCCTCTCTGAGGTCGCCTACGCTGTTCACCTCAATGTAGGCTAGGTCACTGCCCTGAAGGCTCAGCAGCCCGCTCTCGGCGCTCAGAATGAGCGGGCATGGCATGCCGCCAATCAGTGTGGTCTTGCCTGTGCCGGCTGCGCCGTACACGAGGGTCTTAACTCCTGCCGGGGCGCAGGCGCTGGTCGATTTGAGGTTAACGGCCATATCGAGCCGCCCACAAATATTCGTACAAAACCTTCAAGTCGCGCTCAGCATCGCGGGCCTCAGGAAACTTGCAAAGCGCCCAATCGGCTTCCGCGCTTTCAATTAAGTCGAACAGATGGCCAACAGCCACCTCCACCCGCGTGGAGGCCGCTTCAGCCCTGTCCCAGTTTAGGTTGGCCAATCTGGCCAATGCCTCGGCGCTCACAGCAGCTCCTCCAGGCGGGTGGCCGCCTCATCGTCAAACGGGGCCAGCAGGCTCCAAAGTTTTTTGGCTTTGCCGAGCATGCCGTTATCCTCAGCCTCGCAAGCGGCGTTCCAGATTTCGCCCGCCGCGTCCCATGCCCGCGTGTATTCTTGAATGGCGTCTTCAAGCAAAACGCATTCTGACTTGAGCCGAGCGCACTTTTCTTTTGAGGCCTCGAGGCGGGCAAGAATTTTGTCGTAGCTCATAACGCCACCGCCCGTTCGCACTTGCCGGTGTACCGGTACTCGCCGATGGTCTTGAGCCAGCCCCCTTCGAGGATTTCCTTGTCAACGTGGAGGGTGTAGTGCCCGCCGCGCTGGCAGGCCCACCGCTTGGCCTTTGCCAAGCTTGCGGCATCTCGGTCTTTTACGCCCCAAGGGGCGTAGAAAGTCGTGCTGTCGAACTCGCAGCCCTGCGAGTTAATGAGTGTTGCGCTGATAATCATCGTTCAATCCTCGGTTGTGGGCGGTCAAGAATCTGCTCGCCTCGGGGGGAACAGTAGCAAAGCCGAAAGGTCATTGCAACACTTTCTGTTAAAAAGATTGCAATGCGGATAAATAAAAGTAGGATGCAGGCTCACTTCAACTTTTCGGAGCAAATAACATGACTCTTGATGAAATCCGTTTGGCCTTATCCGCAGACCGCAATGCCTCCGCCATCGCACGGGCAACAGGCTTGGGGGTGCGCAAAGTGCTCGCAATCCGCAATGGGCACGGGGAGCCAAAGCATGCCACCGTGCTGATTTTGCAGGCTTATTTTGCTGGGCAAAAAAATGACGCCGCTTGATGCGGCGCTGCGCTATGCATCCGTGTTTGGCTGGGCGGTTTTGCCCATCCAGCCTAATAGCAAGCTCCCGGCATCGGCGCACGGGGTTAAGGACGCCTCAACTGACCCCGCGCAGATTAGGGCATGGTTTGAGGGGCGTCCCGATCTAAACGTTGCGGTCGCGGCGGGGCGGGCATCGGGCTTAACGGTATTCGACGTGGATCCACGAAATTCTGGCGATGCGTCCTGGGGGGCGTGGCTGGCGATGCATGGCCCAGCGGATGACGGCGTCCATCAGCTCACGGCTGGCGGGGGGTCGCATTACCTAGCGACATACGATCCAACCTGGCGCTCGTCCAAGTTGGCGCAAGGGGTAGACCTGCTGTCCGACGGGCGTTATTTTTTGGTCTACCCCAGTCAGATCGGGGGTAAAAAATACGAGTGGGAGGCCTCATCAGATCCCAGCGATGGCATCGCACCATTCAAAATCCCGGTCGCATGGTCGGCGGCATATGCCGCGCAAGCGGCTAAAAAGCCTGCGAGCACTGGCGATGGCGGGGGGCTGTTGCCAGTGGGCAGCCGCAATGCAGGGCTGGCCAGCCTAGGCGGGGCGCTGCGCCATCACGGCATGGGTTCTGCGTCAATTCTGGCCGGACTAGCGGTCGAAAACGAGCTTAGGTGCAGTCCGCCGCTGCCATCCAGCGAGCTATCGCAGATCGTGGACTCGATCTGCAGATACGCCCCAGACCAAGACACAGCACTTGATGCAGCAATTGGCGATGCTGCGGCCGAAGCCCTATCAATCAAGCCGCCCGTGCAGTTGGACTACTACCTTGAGCCAGCTTCGGGCTACTTAGACCAAAGTGCACCCGCACGTTGGCTTGTGAAATCGTGGGTGCCTGAGTCTGGGCTATCTATGATCTATGGGGATTCGGGCACCGGCAAATCGTTTTTAGCAATTGACCTGGCCTGTTGTATCGCCACAGGGCGTGACTGGCACGGGCATAAAGTTTCTGGCGCTGGCAAGTCAGTCGTTTATCTGGCTGGCGAGGGTAATTTCGGACTGCGGGGCCGCGTCAAGGCGTGGCATGAGGCTAACGGGCGGCCGGACGGGCTGCAGCGATTGCTGATTAGTAATCGGGCAATTGATCTAGACTCCGGGCCGCAGGCCGCAGCGGATGTTCTGCGCGCAATTAAGGCGATGGTAGACGACTCGACTGGCGTGGCTTGGGTTTTGCTGGATACCCTTAATGCGCATATGGGCGGCGATGAAAACAGCGCCAAAGATGCTAGGGCCATTTTGAGCGCCGGATCTGTTGTCGGGCGAGCGTATGGCTGCAGTGTGACCTTCGTGCACCACACGGGGCTGGCTGCCAGTCAGCGTGCCCGTGGTTCGTCCGCCTTTCGGGCGGCCATGGACTACGCGATCCTTTTGACGGCAGACGATGGCGAGATCAATTTGAGCGTAACCAAGGCAAAGGACAGTGAGCCGCCCCAGCCGTTGGCAGCCAGATTGCAAAGGGTCCAGCTCGCTGGCTGGCTTGATGAGGATCTTGAGCCAGTGAGCGGGGCTGTGTTTATGGTCGACGGGGTGGCTGAGAGCACCAAAAAGGCTGGCAAGCCTAAGCCGCTATCCAAGCATGCCAAAAATCTAATCTTGCTCGAGGCAGCGTGGCGCTTGGGCGGCTGCGCACTGGGCGCTGATGGGCGTGCGGTTGTGAGTCGGCAGGCCATGATCGACACG